GAACCGCAGCGTTCGAACGCCCGTGCCTGCCGCACTATCCTGCGCGCTGGTCGAAACCAGCGTCATCTGCACGCCGCCTGCGGGCGCGACGGACGGGTCTTTCACAGTCGAGCCGGGCCAAATCATAATATCTGTCACCGCGCCACTGGTCGTCAGCGACCCAGTGACAGCGATCGATCGCGCGCCTTCGACGCGCCCTCGCGCGATCTCGACCTGCTGCGTGAACATCAGCCGCCAGATCCGCTGCGACCAGTCGCGCACGGGCTTGATCGTCTTGGTGTAGCCGGTTTCCGTCATTGTCCCCGCCTCAAATTTGCGTGTGGTATCGGCGCGCCCAGTGATGGCGGGAGCAAGTCACGAGAGATGATGCGCGCGAAGACGGCGCACCGGCATTGGATGGTGTTTGCGGCAAGCGCGCTGGGATCCCCGGGATAGAGGATAGGGCCGAGCGGGCTTGCGAATGTTTCCGCCTGCCCGACGCCGCGCGGGTTGATCTGCGGGATCTGGACATGCGAATTGCGAACGTGCCCATCATTGGTGTTGATCCACGTCCTGCGCACCTGCCGGATGTCGATCTGCCCTTTGTTGATCATGTCCTGAAAGAGTTCCCACTGCGCGCCCTGCACGGCCCGGATGCTCTCTGTGCGCGCAATGACGTTCGCCCGGTATTTGACATATCGGTCGCGATACCGATCGACCAGCGAACGGATCTGCGCATCCGTCAGCGCCTTGTCATTGGCGATTGCGCGCCCGACGGATCCATCACTGCGCCGGTCGCGCAGCTTGCGCTCCAGCGCCTCCGGGTCGAGCGCGCGCAGCATCCGCTCATAGTTCGACACCGCCGCCTCCTGACGCCGCGTCAGCCCGATGGAACCCCTGATCTGGCGCGCAATGGCGAACGGGTCATCACCCGCCGTCAGCCCGCGCTGGAGCACCTGCCGGATCGTGTCGCGCGTCGTCTGGTCGATCTCGCGGATCCGCGTCGATGTCATCGTGATGGCGAATTGCTCAAGGCGCGGGTTCAGCCCGACCGCGATCTCGAAGTCCTCCTGCGCGCCATTGATCACGCCCTGCGTGCTGCTTGTGGCCTTCACGCCCTCAAGCACCGCCTGCTCGATTGCCGCCCGATACTGCGCCCATTCTTCCGACGTAAAGAACGCGGAAAAGACGTTTTCGAGTGAAACGAAGTCACGCCGCTCAATCAAGCGCGCCAGCTGTTCCGCAGGAACGCGAGTGCGGAGCGCCTCTATTGCTGCAATGAAGGCGCGCGCAATTCGCGGTTCCATGCGTTCCGCCGCCCGCAAGAACACGGCCACGGCGTCGGACGCGGTGATCTTGCGGATTTCGGCGTTCATCAGATGCTGTCCAGATCTGCGAACGCGGGCGCGCCGAGCGGAAGCTTTGCGCGAAACGCCTGATATACTTCGAACAGGTCGTTGTCGCCGGGGAAGATGTCAAAGCACTGCCGGGTGTCTTGCAGCATGACGCGCGCATATTCGTCGCCGAACCGCTTGATCGACGCGATCGCCGAAGTGCGGATCCACCGCTGCGGGCTCATCTCGATGAAGTCGCGCGCGAAGGCATCGGTCTCGATGAACTCCGCGCCATTGGTCACGGCGAACTGCAAGCCCGCCGCGTGCACGATCAGCGTTTCGCCCGACATGGACGTTTCGATAGCGCTAACAGCAAAGTCGTCGATCGCGATCCATATGCCGCGTGGGTAGACTTGGAACCTCATTCTGGAACCCCTTCGTCAAGTTGCGTGTCTGGCGACCCGAGCAGATCCGGGTCGACTGTTTTTTCTGGGAAGCCTGCGGCGCGCCGGATCGTGTTTTCCGTGTCGTCGTCTGGGAATAGCGGCATCCCCGCGCCCGCGATGTCGCGCACGAACGCGCCCAGTTCGGCCAGATCCACCGGCGCGATTTCGCCAAAGCCGACCTTTGGCATGACGGCTGGGTCGAACCCGTTGATCTCCCAGAGGCGGGGCAGAAGCTGGCGGTTCAGCACTGATGCAATCGCTTCGGTGTAGCCGCTTGCTGATGTTAAGAATATGTCGGTCTTGCTTTTAGATAGGGCGAACGATCCAGTTTGGCCGCTTCCGAGCATAAGAAAGTCAGCAAGAACCGAACGGGCGATGTTTTCTTGGTGGCGCTGGATGACATCCCCTGTCGGGATCGCACGCGACCCTTGCGCAGTCACCAGACCGAACTCGACCATCGGGATAGATGTCTTTGTGCCGTCGTCGTTCTCATAGACGTCGGACGGGATCAGGATGAAGCCCTGATCGTTGAACTTGACGTCGCGCAAGATCTTCTTGAACGCATTCGTGAAGCCCTGCTGCGCGGCGCTCGCGTTCTCGCCCAGATATTCGGACGGGATTTTGCCCACTGGGATCCCGTTCATTTCGCGCTCGACCGCGATCGCCTCGACCATCTGAATGTGCGACGCATAATGATAGGACGTAAAAGCGTTTCGTAGGATCGACCGCCCGCTTGGATCGTTGTTCACAGTCGAGGTGCGGAAATGCAGCATCTTCGACGCCGGGATGTCGACAGATCCCAGCTTGAGCGATAGCGCGCTCTGCCGCACGCCCGTGATCGTGCCGTTCTCGTCAGTCAGGAACCGGTCAATCGTCCACTGGGCACGCGGCGCAATTTTGCGGATCCCGTAGCGGCCATCTTCAAACTGCGAATAGCGCGTCGGGTCGTCGGTCTGTCGGCCCGATCTGGTCTTATAGACCACCTCGAAGACAGAGAAGCCGAACGGGAGGAACGTCAGCACTTCGGCGAGGAAGTCGTCAACAGTGCCTTCCATGTCGTTGAAGCACTGTTCAACGAACAGCTTCGCCTCCTGCGCCTCTGGGCTGGTGTCGATCGCGTCGACGCGGAACTCCGCCGCGCGCAGCAGCATCTCGAAGGCCATCAGGATCGCGCCGATCGTCGGGTCGTTGTCTTTCATCTCGCGGAATGTTCGCGTCGCGTTCAGCCCGCGTAACTTCGGCAGGAACTCATCAGGGCGCAGCTGATCATCGCGCCCATAATTGCCCGCTGCGCCCAGCTCGCGCGTCGCAGTTGTCTTTATTGGTGCTTTCATCAGACCGGCCTCGCCTTGTTGCCCACATGATCACCGATCGCGAATAGACCGGTCGTCTTCTGCCGCTTCGGCGCGACGGCGTTAAAGCCGGAGCTCGCGGCGTCCGCTTGGTCTTTATACACCGATCTTGGGAAATGTCGAAGTTCTTCTATGAAGTCGCGGTTCCATGCACCGGTCACGATGTCGACGTTGCCCGCCTCCATCTGCGCCGCCAGCGGTTCGGCGCGGGTCTCCTTGGATCCGCTCTGCGGTTCGATCCGCACGCGATACCCCGCCAGCCGCACCACGAAGTCGCGCGCCTGCGCCTTGCCAGCCTGCCCGGGATCCTGCGGGAGCGAGATCGGAACGTCGTCGCCGTCAAACTCTGCGGCGCTCTCGACCATTCTGCGCACGCCGTCCGGGCCGAGCCGCGCGCGCCGCACGTCCGCGATGATCACCCGGCGCGCTTCGACGCGCCAGCCGACCAGCACGCCTGCGGTATATGCGCCGCCTCCGTCTGTCGCCGCGAGATCCCATGCCCTGCACCAGTTGATGTCTTCGTCCGGCACGGCGTCGAGCATTTGGATCTTGTCGACCTTGAACAACCCGCCTTCGCGCGGCGTCGGGCGCTGCTCCAGCTGGGCGGCGGATGCGTAAGGGCCGAGCGTCTGCACCAGTTCCGCCACCGCCTGCGCAGAGAAGCGCGCGGGCCACATCAATTCATTGGGCTGCGTGCGCGGATCCCGCCAGCCTATCGACGTCGTGCGCGCTCGCGGGGGGTCATAGTGCATCGGGATCAACAGGTGCTCATAGCCCTGTTCTAGGGCCGCTGCGGCCACGTCCTCATGGTGCACGCGCTGCATGATTGTGACGAACGCGCTGCGATCTAAGTCGTTCACGCGGCTGGGCACGACCTCGCGGAACCATTGCAGCGTTTCGCCCCTGATCGCCTCGCTCTCCGCCTCCAGCACGTTGTGCGGGTCATCGATGACGAACACATCGCCGCGCTCGCCCGTCGCGCGCCCGCGCACCGATGTCGCCATCATCGATCCCGTCGCGGTGTTTGCGAAGTTCACCTTCTGCGCTTGGTCATCAGATAGCCGCACGCTGGGAAAGAGCCGCTGGTAAAGCGGGCTTTCCACGATCATCTTGGCGCGCCGGTTGTCGCGCGCCGCCAGCGCTTCAGCGTAGGACGCGCCGATGTATCGCAGCGCCGGGTCTTTTGCCCAGCTCCACGCGGGCCAGAACGCGCGCGTCAACAGTGACTTCATCGACCCGGGCGGAACTGTGATCAGCAGTTTGCGGATCTCGCCCCGGGTGACCGCCTCGAGGTGCTCTGCAATCGCCTCGATCGGCCACCCAGTGACCAGCTGCCGCCCGGGTTCAAGCACCGGCCAGAACGTCTGCGCGAAGTAAAGCACAGACCGGCGGCAGAGCTCCGCATCAATTAAGTCTCGATCTGCCGTCGTTATCTTTGGGAGTTGCATCTGCGATGGCCTTTGACAGTTCGAGGAGGGCTTCGGTCGAGACGCCCGAAAGATCGACAGTTTGGATCGGCCCGCCAGCCGCGCCGGTGATCTCGACCTTCTGCGTTTCCGACCAGCGCATCTGCGTCTTTGTCCACCAGATCATGGCGGTTGTGTCGCCCTCCATGACCTTCTGGAACAGCCGCTTGCCGACCTGCGCGTTCGCTTTGGCCTTGCCTGCGTCCAGTTCGGCGCGGAAGTGCGCCATCAATGTTTCGATCGCGATGCCGTCCCGCACCAGATGCCGGATCATCTCAATGGTGAGCCCGTAACCGGACAGCGCTTCGACCTGTTTGCGTTCGGCTGCGGTGGGCACGAACGCCGGTCTGCCGGCCCCTTCGCGCGCGCCGCCGTTCTGTCCGGTCTTTTTTACGTTCGGTTTTTCAGCCTCGTCAGATTGATTTGCCATCGCCCGCCCCCTTCATTTGCCACCAGTTGAACACGCGCCGCAGCGCATAGGAGCGCACCAGCGAGATCGCGGTGAACGCAATGGATATGCCCACCGCGTCTGCCGCGCTGACTGCGTAGCCGAACAGCGGGAGCACGATCGCCGTCGCCGCAAGCGATACTGCGTAGCCTATCAAGGTGTTCGCCAGCGCCTCAGCGCCGCTCATCACGCGACTTTGCATCGCACCGCCTCCAGTTCTGCAAAGGTCTGGCCGGTCGCCTCAAGCGTCGCCTGCTGCCCGGTGAAGTCCTGCCACCGCTTGACGATCACGTCAGCAAACTTAGGGTCAAACTCCATAATAAACCCATCGATGCCGTGCTTTTCAGCCGCAATGAGCGTGGATCCTGATCCCCCGAAGAAATCAGCAATACTACCAGCCGAGAGGTTGAACCTTTTGATGATCCATTCCATGAGCGCAACCGGCTTTTGCGTCGGGTGAACCCGGTTTACTTTCTCGCTGGCCATCGTGAACTGCCGCACCACGCTTCGGAAATTCGCCCAAGCGAGCTCGCAATCGGTCTGGTCGCTGCCGCCGTTGTTCTTATCCCATACCAGCCAACATTCGCTATCTGGCAACACAGAGCAGTAGTAGTTAGCCCCCCACCAGATTTGCTTTGCGGTTGGATATAGCCCATTGATCAGACGAAAAGCGTCTTTTGCCACGTCTGGCGTATCGTCTCCCAGAATGTCAGTGCCGTAGTTTTTCTTTAGCACCGAAGATTTGCTCACCGCATTCATTCCGTAAGGCGGGTCAGTATGAACCAAGTCCGGGTGGACACCGGCCATCAGCTTGTCCACCGCATCGATGCGGGTGCTGTCCCCGCACATCAAGCGATGTCGGCCAAGCAGCCAAACGTCGCCCTCGACAGTCAGCGGGATCGCGGGCACTTCTGGAACGTCGTCCTCGTCGGTCAAGCCTTCGGTTGGTTCGGCGAGCAGATCTGTCAGCTCGTCTAGATCAAAGCCGGTCAGGCCTAAATCGAACCCCGCAAGATCCAAATCTTGCAGTTCAATCTTCAGCATCTCATTGTCCCAGCCAGCATCGAGCGCAAGGCGGTTGTCCGCGATCACATAGGCCCTTTTCTGCGCGTCTGTCAGGTGCGCCGCCTCAATCACCGGGACATCGGTTAGACCCAGCTTCTGGGCCGCCATAACGCGCCCGTGGCCTGCAATGATGCCGTTCTTGCCGTCGACGATGATCGGGTTCAAGAAACCGAACTCGCGGATGCTGGCCGCGATTTTGTCGATTTGTTGAGGCGAATGGGTGCGACTGTTTCTGGCGTAAGGCACCAGTTTTTGCACCGAAAACGTTTTATATGCGGGAAATGGGTTCATCAGTCCTCTCATCTCGTCCATGCGGGACTGTCGCTGAGCGCATTCTACCGCTTCACCGCCAAATATGCAAACTGTTCGACGCCCTCGCGCTTGCAGAAGAGGAAGACCAGCTTGTCGGTCTCGGCTTTGGCAGCC